TTAAAGTTTTCCACTAAAAATTCTAGGCGCTTGTCGCCAGAGATTGTCAGGTAATCATTTAACATGACCTCGTAGCAGTCGTCTGAGAAGTATTCCTGTACCAACTTTACCCGCACCGGCTTACCATTCCGGTCAAACAGGTAGTCACCCGGCTGGATTTTGTTTGCCGGTTTCCAATAGTCCAGGGTCAGGACTTTTTGATTTGCTAGTATGGCCATAAAAATTATCTAGGACCCACAGGTCCAACCAACGCCCTAACGGCGTCCTAATTTTGTTTTGTATTTCTACGGGCAGCCGGTTAATGTCCAGGTGCTCGCAGACCTTTAAACGAAACTCGATGTACCTGGCCGTCTCTTTGTCCAATATTTCAACTGGCGCGTCGGCAGAGTCAAAGTAGTTCAGATCACAGACTAAGACACGGAACCCCCTAAGTCTTCCATTGGAATCTTCTAGGGCACCCTGGATCTGATAAACATATTCGTTCATACAACTACTAATGCAAACATTTGATTGTTGTAGCCCCAATAGTTTTTAACTATCAATTTTGCTCGCAGAAGCGCGGCACTTGCGGCACTTGCGGGGGTATATTCCAGGTTTCCCTCTATCTTTATTTTTTATTTTTTAAAAATAATAAAAATAATAAAGTAACCCCCGCAACCCCCGCATCCCCGTCGAACATCAAGGACTTAGCGCATTCCGTTTCACATTGTGAAATTTACTATGCAAATTTTACAAAAAAAAATTTTAGAAAGTTGGTTTTTGTGGGGAATGGAACGAGCTTGGGGTCTGTGGGGCCCCCGGGCCGCCGCCCCGCCACGGGACCCAAATTGGTGCATCGCATCATGAAAAAGCCCCCCGTGCACCAAATTGGTGCACAAATTCACCGCTTTGGTGCGCGTGCACCAGATTGGTGCACAGCTGTAACGCCAAGATGTAAGTTAGTACTCACTAACATCGTGGCACCTCGCCCCCCTGCCAAGTAGCGCATAGGTTAGTGAGTACTAACTAACATGGAGGCACCGCGCCCCCCTGCCAAGTAGCCGGTATGTTAGTGAGCGCTTACTAACATAGAGTAGCCCGAGCCGAGATGATAATGATTCTCATTTGCATTTAGGCGCGCCCACCAAGTTAGTGAGTACTAACTAACTTATTGCACCGCACCACAAGATTAGGGTTTCCCCTAGTTGACGGATTGGGCGCGTTTTAAAGGGGCGCCACGCCACGATCGTACTTTCTAATGGTTAGGTATCAAGTGGTCTGCGATCGTGCCATGGTGGACTCGGGGTGCCTCCACAAAGGCTTTGCGGGCGCGAGGGCTGGGCGCTGGGGTGGGCGAGATGTTGGGCAATTTGCCAACCCACAATATCCCACAATCCCCCACAGTTTAGTCGGGTATTTAGTGCTTTACTTTTAATTCAAAAGGTCATTACAATAAAGCATCGGCACTTTGATCACAGCAGTGAATTATCGGGATGATAATAATGCGCAGATTAGGGCTGACGGCACGGCGCCACGATACGGCGCCCGAGGTGACTAAGTACCAGCCTCGTTAAACGTGTGGCAGACCTAGTGCACAGGCGCTAGTGAAGAGTTACCCACGGCGTAGGCTGTCGCAACAGTGGGCTGATAGTAATGCTCAGAGCGCATTGTTTACAGTGTGCTCGAGGCAGTACTAACTAACAGGAGATTTAAATATGAGCAAAACCAAATACGCCGTAGAGTTTGCAGGTCAAACATTTACCCGCACCACTGCCCGTACTTACAGCCATATCGTAGTAGCCAAGAAAAGCAAAGCCAAGGCACTGCACTGGGCGTCAGTTTGCACAGACGTCAACGCCCAGTACATGGTCGACCATGCACTAGGCAAGGCGCCAGTCTACTCTTGGGAAACACCTAAAAGCATCGCCGAGTATGTAGCCAAGGGCAACGCAATCCTAGCCATCGGCATGGACGCACACCAAGCCCAGTACAAAGCTAATTCAATTGCTGAGATCGAGCGATACGCCTCGGAGGGTGCATATGATACTTATGTGATCCAAGGGTGGTGTGGTCGTGCAGATCTAGCCCAAAAGCTAGCCAGTTCACTCGGCGACTCATGGGTGGACGTGCAGATAGTTGAGGTTAAGTAATACAGGTCGAAACAGCCTCACGGCTGTCTGCACGTTAGGCGTGCACTGATGATGACCAACCAACACGGAGGCTATATGCCAAGACAAAAACATTCTGAGATTAAAGGCAGTGAGAACCGCATCTTGACCATTGAGTTCCTAAATGGTTTGCTTGACGGCGGGTTTACTAACATCGGCGTGAGCGATCGTAGCCTGTCACTGTCGTATCGTGCCCAACACCTGCGTGGTGGTAAGTTCAGGGGCGTGCCGGTGTTTGCCATCGGCACCGACGAGCTCGGCAACCACCTAGTATTGACAGCAGACCGCCGAGTCATTAATATCGACTAATTAACAGGAGAGTATATGCAGACAATCAACATCGGACTGGATAACCCAGTCACCGGCAAACAAAACACAGTCGACCAAACCATCGGCGTCGCGATCCGCTACCTCAAGGGTATCAGCGACATTGCAGTCGCAAAAGATGGTGGTGAGGTGACCCTAGTCGTCACCTACTTCGAACCAGTCGGCTCACTTACAGTGCTCTGCGCCGAGCTCGATCAGGACTGTGTCGCAGTGTTTAACCACGATATCAACAAGGGCACGCTTATCGGGCCCAAGGCCAGTGAGTGGGGTGCGTTTGATATCGATAAGTTTTTTAACTTCCAATAACAGGTCGAAACGCCGTAAGGCGTCTGCACGTGATGCGTGCACTGATGATGACCAAGGCACCTCTTCCTAGGCTAGCAACCCCTAGGTCGGTAGCAATGCCTTATAATCAACCCAAACCAATACAGGAGCCACCATGAAACCAATCGAGCACAATAACTTTAAAATCACCACCATCGGTGAGATTTTTGATGGATACAGCGCCACCGACGGCTACTTTCTATTTCAAACACTCGACTATGAGCCAATCGTCGACGACGAAATCGACGAGGCGTTTGCCCAGTTGTGGCACCGCGAGAGCCGTGGCGCAGGCACCAGTTTTTGCAAGTCGTACAGGATCATGCGTGACGGCATCCTAAACGATCGCGCCGTGGTTGTAGTACAATTTGGCATGGACATTTAATCGGAGGCAATATGACAACACAATTAATTTATAAGCGCGAGATCAAGCCTGACGTTTTTGTGGTGTGCACCCTGCGCAATAAACATTATCAGGTACAGCTCCACCGCGCGGGTGATGTAAAGTACGAATCGACGACCGAACCAAGCCGTGCCATTGAAATTATAAAACAATACATTGAAGAGGCCTAAGCTCAGTCTGTGAGCCACTGACCCAGTATAATGATCACATCAACAGGAGATAATATGAGCTACGCAAAGATTTGGAACCCAACCGGCGACATCACGTTCGAGGTGCGCATCGATCCACTGGGCGCCGGTAAGTATGACGTGTGGGCAGTGCAAGGTGGTTATGCACGCAAAATCACATCAAACTGGTTTGCCGATCGTAAGGATGCGGAGGCATTATTTTTATCTAAGGATTACAATCAATGGATGGAGGAATTAAAATGAAAGCACTACAAAATTATGTAAAGCAGGCCAATGACTGGAACGCGATCTTTAATCGTGGCCAGTATGATCTAACTAATGAGGGCGATCGTCAGCGCCTAGCGCGTCGTATTGACAACGAGCTAAGCCCTGAGAACCTCACCATGGATGGCGAGCTCTCACGCGCTGAGGTCAATCGCAGGTATAATAATTTAATCCGAGTCGCTGAGCAGTTACAGAAACTCGATCCAACAATCCAATTTTGGGAGGTGTAATATGAGAATCAAAGATCCAGTGCTAATATCTAAGAAGGTATCAAACACATACGAGGTCGACGTCGAGGGCACCAAGATCATGGTGTTTTACTGGTACGACATGGACGACGAGGGCAAGGGTGGATGGGATTGGGATCTGTCACCCTGCTACGAGGGATTGACAGACGACGAGATTCAAGAGCTCGAAGACGAGTTCGAAGAAGTTATTTCTAATTTATAGGGGAATGAAATGCCAATATATAGCGGAGTAATGATTAGAAAACAGTATTTTGAGATTGAAGTTGAGGCTGATGACGAAGATCAGGCAAGAGATTTAATCATGGGTGCAGAGATTGAAAACGATTCCTATGAAACTGATTGGGAATTTTTTGAAGGAAGTATTACAGAAGTTGTAAAAGATATTGAAAAAACTTAACAGGAGGTAATATGGCAGATCTACAATTTGGCGTGCGTGCGCTAGCAAAGAATTTTTACCACGACTATCACGAAGAGCTCTTCAGCGCGATCAATGACATTGAAGACCCAGTGCGTGCTCTCAGGTATTTGCAGGGCATAGCGCGCTCTAATCAGTCGTCATGGTCGGGTGGGTTTAGCGCGACCAACATGGAAGAGCAGATCAAGCGCGAGCTCGCCATCACCCTGATGGAGTATGTGATTAATAAGATTGAGTATCCAACAAAGGAGGCAGTATGACACGCAAGCACAGACTAGCATTTAACGCACTCAGGAAGATCAACGCGCCGGTATACGAGCGCTATGACATCAAGAACTTTCAGATCAGCGCCGAGTGCAATTTTGACCCCAAGTACGGCGACACACTATGGGCGGACTATTACGACGGGCACACGATCGGATCAGATTGGGAGTTTGGTGTCAACCCACTGATCACCAACACGTTACATAAATACGGACTCTACGCAGAGTGGATTAACGCAGGCGAACTGGGAGTATACGAATGACCGACATTTTCATAGCAGATAGCGACCAACCATTTACCTGCCCCTACGATGGGGCAAGGACGGAGGCAGTTAGCAACAATGGCTTTATATATGTAGAAAGGTGCACGTGTTGCAGTCGCACCATTAACTTTGAATTTGACGACGAGGAGATTACAGAGTGAACAGACTAATCAAGGCAGTAGAAATTTTGAAGGATCGTTACAAGCACGAGATCTACAAGGACGGCGACTGGTCTTACAATTTGTGGTCGTGGACTGTCACCATCGCAGTAAACGAAGAGGACGACAATTGGTACGACGTCGTGGCGTATCGCGCCAAGGACAACACAACCGATTGGTCGGACTATGTAGTCCTGCCATCTTATCCAGTACAATGGGAGTTAACTTATGAGTAAATATATTGTGACGTACGTACGCGAGTCGTACTATTCGACTGTAATTGACGCCGAGGATATCGACGAGGCACGTGAAAAGGCGTGGGGCGTAAACCTTTTAGACTTGGAGCACGACTACGACAGTGGCGTGTTTAAAATTAACAGTGTAGTACCACAAATAGGAGTAACAAAATGACATTCACATTAGAAGACGTAAACAATATCGAGTTTGACGAAGAGATCAGTGAGGCAGATTACTACGCCTCCATACAGCGCGCGATTAACAGTGGTATGTGGTCACTCCAAGGATCGTATGGTCGCACCATGATGGAGGCAATAGAGGCAGGCAAATGCCTCCTAGGTCTCAAGGGTGCCAGTGACTACTGGGGCAACACAATCCCATCACGCCTCCAAGTTAAGGACGGCACCAAGGGATCATGGGAGTACGTCAAGCAACACAACGGCGTAGTATGGGCAAACAAAATGGCAGGAGTGAAATAACATGACAGCAGATCAATTGTATGACCTATTAGAAAAGGCAGGCATCGAGTTCGAGGTAGTTGAGATATTTGATGGACTGCGCATCATTTCAATTCAAGTAGAAGAGGAGGATTAATCATGGCATTCTATTATTTTGGCGACATGGAGTTCGGGGACTTTGTGAAGGGCGACGACCACTACCCAGTGGCGCTGATCCACGCAGTGCACGACACACGGGAGTTTGCCACGGAGGAAGAGGCAGACGACTACATGGTCGAGCAGGGGTTTGGCGGATATGTAAACGCCGACTCTAAAAACATCGAGATATACTTTGCAAAAAAGTAAAAAGGTCTGTATAATAAATTTTTAACGGAGGAATTATGAACACAATCAACGTACCATCATTTAACGAAGTGCCAGCATTTACCGACGACTTGGTCGACCAGTTGGGCGCAGTCAAGCAGGCCATCGACGAGCTCGAGGCAACAGCACGCAAGTTCAAGGCCGAGCTCATCAAGCGTGGCGTAGGCACCTACGAGGGCTCTAAGTTCTTTGCCGAGGTGCAACACTACGATCGTGCCACGATCAGCCCTACCCTGGTGCGCAAGCTCAGCAACGACGAGTTTGTCAAGCAGGTCACCGAGGTCAAGGCGATCGACGCAGTAGTAGTCAAAGCACTGGGGGCGTAGCATGAAACTGACAGTGATTGGCGCCAGTACCGAGGGCAGTATTTTTGCCTTTGGACTGTACGAGACAGTGAAAAAAGCAGAGGAACGAATCGAGAGCCTGCAAGAAAAGCACCCGAGCATTTCGTTCTTTTGGGTTAAGATAAACAAATAGGGAGGGCATATGAAGATCGGTGACGTATTACACAATGGTGCCACTGTGCTCCAGTTTAGCGACAACGCTATACTGGCAACGTGGCGCAGTAAGGTAACGCCATTCGTAACATGGCGCTACTTTGAGGGCGATCCTAGGTCAACATCATGGGGTCACTATTTTAGTAATCTTGAAGACGCAGTAAAAGACTATGAGGAAAGAAAATAATGCACGGACTACAAACAATGGCTTACCTAAACTACCAATCTGCCGAACAGCAGAAATTTATCAACGACGTACTAACCAAGCCACGCCCGCCCGAGCAAAACCTGCTAGAGGTATGGCTTGACTGGAAAAAAGAACAGGAGACAAAACAGAATGGATAATTTTTCTAATATGTATATGGCAGTACTGCGCAACGAGATCGAGGTATTGCGACACGAGTACTACAAACCCCAAGAAGAGGGTACTGGTCACTTTAATACCGCGATTAGTGTGCTACAACACCGCATAGACGAGATTAAAAATGGCAAGCCAGTACAAGTACGTGTTGATTGACGAGTTTGGCGGGGCAGTACGCAAGTTTGCGAGTAAGGTGGAGGCTACCCCCTACCTTACTGGCGAAACGCGCCTAGAGCCCCTGCCAAAGGTTCCAAAATCGAATCCACACCAACAGGCAATGCTAATACTAGGGGAGGCACCATTTTGACAATCATAGGATTTTTATTAACGCTAGTGTGTTGGTTTTTGGTAAGCGAACAATTTAATCTGGATACTTTTATCTGGTTGATTGTCGGCGTCGTAATGATGCTACACAAACCAATCGGCGCACTAATTTCAACCTTATGGAGATCGCATGAAAGAAAACGACATACTAAGTGATTACCTCAAATCACTGTACGGCATCGAGCCGTTGACAGTGGAGGAGGAGCACGAGCTCGCGGGCAAGATCGCCAAGGGTGACGAGCGTGCGCTAGAGAAGTTGATCAAGCACAACCTGCGCTTTGTGGTCTACGTCGTCCGTAAGATGACGGCGTGGAACCACGGCAAGGTACCGGTGGAGGACATGGTCGCCATGGGTAACGAGGCACTGTTTACAGCAGGTCGCCGGTGGGTGCCCAAGAACAACGCGCGCTTTGCTACCTACGCCAAGACGTTTATTGAAAAGGGTGTACGGCGTGACCTAGACAATACGGCAAACATCATACGGCTACCAATCAATATCATGGAGCAGGTAAAAAAGTTGAACTACACCGAGCGCTCACTATCCCAAGTACTGGGGCGCAAACCAAAGGCAAGCGAGACGGCCTCGATCATGGGCGTGACAGAAAGCAAGGTGCACCAGTTGCACGGGTACATCGCACGCGAGCCAGTCTCGCTCGATTACATTAACCAAGAAAAATTTACCGAGGAGCACTTAGATGATTGAACTAAACGAAGTACAACAGAAGGCATACGCACGCTTTATCAAGGCACGCGACCGAGTTGGGCTGGGCGCTGTCAAGCCCAACAAAAATTATAGTTGGGTGCCACTATCCGACTACTCGGCGTGCGTGGACGTGGTCGGGCTAAACCATCCCCTATTCGTACAGAACGACGAGTGGCTCGAGTACAAGGAGGCATTCTCGGCGTGGCTAGCAGTCGAGCCTGAGTTTAGGCACCACGAGCGGATGCGCATGAGCAGGGGCGACTACGGCACGCAGGACAGCTGGGAAGAGCGTGGCAACAAGGTCACGGACATCGTCAACAAGATCAAGGAGGAGAAATGAGGGTCATACCGACAGACGTATTGGATAAGGAGGGCAACCTCGAGAAGATCGAGTTTTATGACGAGCTCGGTGGCTTTCAGTTTCAGGCCATGTGGGACCCATCCGACGAGCAGAGCGCAGACAACCGCCGAGAGTTTAGGGAGTGGGCCGAGGGCATGGCAAAGCGCATGGACTACGAGGTAGTTAAGTGAGACGGGGGGACGACTACGGCGAGAAGATACGGCGTAAGTTTATCGAGCACGACCCCAAAATAGACAAAATGAGGCGCAGGGAGAACTTACTGGTGCTAACCCTGTTTTTATACCTCATCGGGCACGTGATTTATGCTCTATTTTTCACATCGTGAAATGAAATCAGCTAAGTCATTGATCTTCGACGGGCTTGCGGTACTTGCGGGGGTACTTTTACTATTTTTATATTTTTTTTAAAAAAGAAAAATAAAGATAGAGGGTAAACTGGAATTAACCCCCGCAACCCCCGCATCCCCGTCAAACATCAAGGACTTACAGCAATTCATTTCACATTGTGAAATATTGGCACATAAATTTTTGCATTAGTAGGTGTGAAGAAAGGAAACTATGACAGATAAACCAATTTGCTTACCCGTGCAGTTCGCCACGATACCACTGGAATTGAAACGCATTCCTAGGTGGGTCCTGTGGCGCCTTGTCGAGGTAGGCGACGAGGGTAACAAGAGGTGGTCTAAACTGCCAACGCAGGTAACGGGACAACCCGCCTCGTCGACCAACCCCGCGACGTGGACAGACTTCCCGTCAGTCCAACACGCCTATGAGGAAGACCCCGAGAAGTTTGCCGGCATCGGCTTTGTATTCACCTCGGAAGACAACCTCATCGGCGTGGACTTAGACGACTGCTATGACTACATCGCAGAGCGTTTCACAAATGCTGCACTGCAACATATATCCGACGAGCTACTTGGATACCACGAAGTCTCACCCAGTGGCACCGGCATCAAGATATTCACCCGCGCTGATTTAGCGCACGCCCACGTCGACCACAGCCAAGGCCTAGAGATCTACCCGCAGGGCAGGTTCTTCACAGTCACCGGCCACTACCTAGGCGGGACGATACCAACCGAGGCGCAGGATCTCTCGGCGTTCATCCCCGAGCGTGCGTTACATGTAACGGGTGACGCGTTCGCGGACTACGTGCCACCAGTGGAAGGCTACGACCTGCACAGAGTTGAGATGGAGCTACTATCCAAGCTCGACCCCGACTGCGGGTACACAGACTGGATGGGCGTTGGGTTCGCGCTCTTCCACCAGTTTGGTGGGGACGTCGAGGCATGTGAGTTGTGGGATCGTTGGAGCTCGCAGTCCGGCAAGTACGCATCAAACGGCATGAATAGTTGCGAGTCAAAGTGGCGCACGTTCAAGAGTGGTGGCGCGACTCTACGGAGCATCATCTTCAAGGTCAATCAGAAAGAGAGGGCGGATGCGCTCGCTCGGGGCGAGATAGTACTCGACTCGGGCGCGATGAATCACGCACGTACCTTTCTCGACGCGCTCTACTCCAGCGAGGAGGGCTACCGGCTAGTACACTATGCGGAAGACTTTTTTATACACGCCGGCACGCACTACGAGATCATCGAGGAGGCAACGATCCGCTCGAGGCTCTACGCGTTTCTTGATAAGTGTAAGAAACCGGCTAAAGGTGGTGCCTTGGTACCGTTTAACCCGTCACCAGCGAGCGTCTCGGCCTCTATGGATGCGATTAAGTCGATTGTGCACCTACCTAATCATGCAAACACCAAGCCACCGATTTGGTTTGAAGAGTATCAGGCAAATAAGCCCGACGCCTCGAAGTTGATCAGCGTCAAGAATGGCCTCTTTCACCTAGAGGACAAGATCTTACTGCCACACTCGCTTGGGTTTTTTACACAGCACTCGCTACCATTTAAGTACGATCAGAGCGCGACCTGCCCGCAGTGGGACGCGTTCTTACAGTCGATATGGGAGGACGATCAGGAGTCGATCGACACACTGCAGGAGATCTTCGGCTACATTCTGTCGGGAGACACGAGACAGCAGAAGTTTTTTAACGTAATTGGTCCGCGACGTAGCGGTAAGGGTACGATCAACAAGGTACTCGTATCGCTATTTGGACAGCACAACACCGTCGCACCACAACTAGAGGAGCTCTGTGATACATTTGGCCTACAACCATGGCTTGGAAAACCCCTTGCCTCATTTACTGACGCTCGTGCACCTGAGCGTAATCGTAGCGCTGTCGTTAGCCAGTTGTTGCGTATTGTGGGTGGTGATACTGTCACCGTTAATCGCAAAAATAAAGAGGCATGGTCGGGCTATCTGCCGACGCGTATTATCGTATACTCGAACGAGGCGTTGCAATTAACAGAAAACAGTAACGCGCTCACCGGACGTATGTTGGTGCTACGCATGACCAAGTCATTCTATGACAACGAGGACACCGACCTGTTTAATAAGCTATCCGGCGAGTTGGCCGGTATCTTTAACTGGGCGATGGCCGGACTTGATCGCAGACTGGCGCGTGGTGGGCACTTCATACAACCACAGTCAGGGCGTCAGTTATTGCTGTTGATGGAGCAGTTGGGTAACCCACTGAACTCGTTCGTGGAGGACACGTTTGTGTTTGACCCAGTGTCACAGGTTAAGAAGGACGACGTATTCCTATGTTGGAAGAGGTGGGCGCTTAAACGTAGTTTGCCACCTGGCTCGGAGATGTCATTCAAGCGCAGGTTCTTGGCCGCGACACAGGAGAAACGCATCGAGGCAGGCGAGAGCCGATCCGAAGGTAGCCGTACCCCGATCTACTTGGGACTACGGTTTAACACATCGGCCGGCGAGTACTTAAAAACAGTTGAAACATTTGAAACGGAAGGATATTGATGGACAACAAAGATGAGTTGATGTTTTTTGCAGGGCTCGCATTGATGGGGCTAGTTGCGCGCGGAGAGGCACCAAGCTCCGCGTCCCAACAGGCGTGGCAGTACGCCGAGTTTATGATGGCACACAAGCCTAATGAAAAAGTTTAACTTTAGGAGGACCACCCTGCGCACTGGCTTTACTGAAATCTTTGGCGGGGTGGGCCACCGGCGCACTGTATTTATTAGTAAGACCGATAAGCCAATTCATTATAGGCGAACTCGGATGCAGATGTACCGCAGGGCCTCGCAGGGGTGGCGTAACCAAACCTACGGGCGCCTGTGTGCTTTAAAGATATACGTAAGGTTTGGCAAACGTACACCATCGAGGAGGTTTGGGTTATGAACACACCTGACAAGTGGGTAATGGTCGAGGTAATTGCTGGAGACACGCATCTCTACCGCGTGTTTGGTTGCTGGTATGGCGGGTACGCCGGATCAGACTCGTGGCAGATGAACAGTGGCGTCGTGGGCGTAGATGAAGAGAAACAATACTACGACTTTCATGGCGCCTCGGGGTCTGTGTACCGGTGCTACAAACATAATTATGGCTCACACCTGTACGGCGCATCGGTGCTCAATAACCTGATCGCCAAGGCAAAGGAGCAGGGCACCACGATCAACATCATGCCGGAAAAAACAAACTGGAAGGAGTTAGTATGTACCGCACAGTGAAAGAGTACGAGGACGCAGTTAACCGCACACCAATGACCGACGAAGAGATCCGTGTAATGATCACGACGTTAAACAAAACAAACAAGATGTGGAACATGCGTGATTTTGTCAGAACAGTTGAAAAATATCATGGGATAAAAAATGAAAGTTAAAATGATTGACCCACCCAAAGGATGGCTGTACGGATTTCCAAAAGAAATACCGGAGGACGTTAATAACACCGTGCAGTGGTTAATTGAAAACGGCTACCCTGAAAAGTTAGTTAAAGACTTTGGGGATGCTTTTTATGTACGTGGCTGGTATGAGGAAATAGAATGAAACCAACCGATGAGTACAAGGTTTGTTCTTTGGAAGAGGCAGAAAAATTTGCGAAGAGGAGAGAAATGAACTACCAAAAGAAACTAGCAGAGGCACCATACCAACCTGGCTATGAGGACGCCGTAGTCACGGAGCCAAAGCCATTTTTTTGCGGAATCTACAAGTCTAAACCCTTGAGCGATGAGGAAATAGAAAAAATATACCAAGAAGTAGTTAAGCAACCAAATTTTATGATGCTTGGTGATACTCAAAGATTTGCTCGAGCAATAGAAGAAAGGCACGGAATAAAATGAAACGTAAAAAAGAAAACTTTAAATTTACCATCAAGACAATTAGCGAGAACGAGGACGGGTCGGCAAATTGTGAGGTGGAGATGAACGACTACACCAAGGGCAAGCTAATCGAGCTCGGCGTCATATCGATTTTAAAAGAACACATCACACAGGAGAAAATGAAACATGCAAAAGAAGCCGCCGTTTAAAGTAGTCTTTGACGAGGGTGTGTTTGATGATCTTGCAGAGGACGCAGACCTGACACAGGAAGAGCTCGACGCGTTTATCGCCGGCATCTTTGAGTTGGCAGAGAGCGGAGAGATAATCGATTACTCCACACCAGTCGAAGAGCTATCCGAAGAGGAGCAGGCCGAGATTATCAGCATGCTTGAATACAAACAAAAGAAGACGAGGCACTGATGAAAAAATACGACTACTACAAACTAGACGTCGGTTTTTATCCTGACGTGATGAAGGTATGTTTTTCAAATACTGTATTCCAGCAGATCCTAAAAGACCATAAGGTCACAATGAAGGCCGAGGCATTAGACATTGGCGTAGCAGAGACGCACCTAATCGGTGACGGACAGGACGCGTTGGTTATCCTAGTGTTTAACTTAGAGGCACTTACCGACGGCATCGACGAGGTAGTCGGCGCGATTGCGCACGAGGTCAGTCACGCAATTGATCACTTGGCAGAATACATTGGGGAAGATGATGGCATCAAGGGGGAGACGCGCGCCTATCTTAGCGAGTCACTGGTACGACAATTATTTAAGATAACGATGGCGGAGAAAAACAATAATGCTAGAAAAGCAGATCGAAAAATATCTCGTAAAAAAGGTAACCCAAAGCAAGGGGCTAACGTTCAAGTGGATATCCACAGTGACGGGGGTGCCGGATCGAATAGTGTTTCTGAACAATCAGGTCCACTTGGCGGAGCTAAAGACGGGAACCGGCCACCTATCTCCTAGGCAGGTCTTAGTGTTTGACCAGCTTGGCGAGGCCGGCTTTCCGGTATACATTCTACGATCATACGAAGACATAGAGGAGTTTATCCGTGACGCGACCACCTAAACCAACCGACTACAAGCACGGAGATGTCCATCTCCCCACCGGCAGAATTTTTTCTAGCTATTACTGGAACGGAAAACGTTGGTATACAGGTTTGTACCACAGCAAAACTAAGGAAGACGCGCACATTGAGATAATGTACAAAAACGCACTCAAACGAGCTCGGCTAGAAAAACTACCATTTGACATTGACATCGAGTACCTTAAGTCAATCAAGACAGACAGGTGCCCTATATTTGGTATGGAGCTAGCTTGGGGCAAGATAGGGGAGGGACATAAAAACATGGCAGCAAACTCCCCGTCGCTAGATAAAATAAAACCGGAGTATGGCTACATCAAGGGCAACGTCTGTATTATTAGTAACCTGGCAAACACGATAAAACACAAAGTGGGCTACGAAAAACTATACAAAGTCGCGGATTGGTTATACGAAAAAGAGAAGGAAGTGGAAAAAAATGTTAGACCGGAACAGCTTGCATCAGTACCAAAAAAATCTCGTCAAACAAGCAAAGATGATTCCCAGCTTGGGTTTATTTTTACCGCCGGGCCTTGGGAAGACAGCGACGACGCTAACGATTATCGCGGAGCAGTTCAAGGGGAAAACTCTTATCGTCGCGCCAAAGAGGGTAGCTGAAACAGTATGGGACACGGAGGCCAAAAAATGGGAACACCTAAAAAATTTAAAGATAGCAAAGATACTCGGGACACCGGCTCAACGGTTAACAGCGTTGAGGAGTTCTTCGAACGTGTACGTAGTAAATCTCGAGAACTTGATATGGTTGTTGGATCAACCGTCGATGCAATTCAACAATCTGATAATCGACGAGTCGAGTCGCTTCAAAGATCCTTCGACGAAAAGATTCAAGACCTTGAAAAAACACTTAAAGAGCTTCGAGAGGCGTATTATTCTGACAGGCACCCCCACCCCTCAGGGGATAGGTGATCTCTGGTCCCAGGTGGGTATATTGGACTTAGGGAGCCGTTTAGAGACGTCCCTGACCCGGTTCCGCGATAAATACATGGAGCCTGACCAAGTCAACCGCCATACACGGGTGGTATATAGTTGGAGGATAAAGAAAGGCATGGACAAGGTAATTCAGGACAAGATCGCGGACATTTGTTTTAGTTTAAAGGCCGAGGATTATTTGACACTACCAAAATTAACCGAACTGTATCACAAGGTAGACATAACCACCGCAGAGCGTAAACAATATGACACACTTAAAAAAGACATGGTATCCGAAATTGAGGGAGAGACAATCACTGCCCCTACTGCGGCCGCGCTTGCAGGTAAACTCCTGCAATTTACCAGCGGGGCAATTTATTCCGAGGACGGTGAGTGGCACGAAATCCACTCGTCTAAATTGGAATTTCTTGAGTCGATCTTGGAGGAGTCCTCGTCCCCGACACTCGTCTTCTATCACTTCAAACATTCATTACAGCGTCTCCGACTCAAATTTCCGGAGGCTGTCGTGCTTGATGATTCCAACATACAAGCGTGGCGTGATGGTAAGACCAGAGTTATGCTGGCACATCCGCAATCTGGAGGCATCGGCCTTAACCTCCAGTGTAATGTTGGAGAGACAGCGCAGACCGTCTGGTATGACCTGCCGTGGAGTTCGGAGAACTATATTCAGGCAAACGCACGGATCTACCGCCAAGGCCAAGAGAAACCCGTCATTATCCACCACCTAGCCGTGTCTAACAGCATCGACGAGCAGGTAATTAAGGTATTGGACGGAAAAATAAATTTGCAGGATGCCCTGCTAAACGCCCTAAATTTTGCATTAGTATAGTTACGTATGAAGAAAATCACAATATACAAAGTTAGCGCAACAGCCCCGCGACTCAGCGATGAGGACCCGGACCCAATCGAGCAGGACGAGAGCGAGGGCATATCCTCAAACATCATCGAGGGGTGGCTACCCTGGGACCCCGAGGATATTTCTGACATACGTCGACTGATCTCAGATAAGTTGCCACCCAAGCAACAGTTTATTATCGAGTCATTTTTAGACGGGCTGACGTACACAGACGTTTGTGTGACAGAGAAATACTGGCGCTATCATTTTGCTAAGGGCATCGAACTTATCAGGAAGGAACTAAAGCTATGAGCCACTTTATTGTAGAGTATTTATACAAGGACAAGTATATGATGGAGACGCTGATGGGTGTCGAAGACATTGACCTGAGCCACAGCAGATTTGAGAAGTTGATGGGAGTCTGGCAGTGCGAGACGATGGACGAGGTAACTACGATGCAAACACACCTAAGGGAGATGAGACGTGAACGATCCAGTAAACAAGCCTAAGCACTACACAGCACATCCCAGTGGCGTGGAGTGCATACAGATCACCGAACACATGGGCTTTTGTTTAGGTAACGCAGTGAAATACATTTGGCGCGCCGACCTTAAGAATGACGCAGTTGAAGATCTACGTAAGGCACGGTGGTACATTGACAGAGAAATTGAACGGAGAATAAAATGATTACAGGTATTGGAGTGGCGCTAATGATTACCGGCATACTGGCATACAGCGTGGTAGATAATTTTAAACCAGAATGCGCGTCTTGGAAACGAATAGTTATCAATTACATTATTGCATTTGGTGCCATATTAACACTCGTGGGGTACTTAGTATGATCCAAGGATTAACCATTACAGTAGATTGGGATACAGCCGACGCAATTATGGAGGCACACCTACTAGATACGTATCACTCGCTGAAAGACAATATAAAGGTTCTAAAGTCTAAGAAGAAACTACAAGACTTTGAACAAGAAGATTTAGAGCAGTTTGAGCGCGTGCTCGAAAGCATTGAAGTTGTTGGTGCATGGTATGTATATGACTTTGACAAAAAGAAACGGAAGAAAAAGAAATGAATCTATGGAGCGAGTACGATCGATTTGACCTGGAGCAAGACATCATGAAATGCGCTCAAGTTGAGGACTACCTAGACGAGTTCTTACGGCAGTACTTAGACAAGGCCGAGCATATGTCGGAGGACGATGTGTATAACTACATCAGTGGAATTAAATACGCCGCAAAACTTCAAAATCAAAGGCTGTGGGATGGATTTGAGCAAATGGTGGGAAACGGCCACTTTGTGCAGTTAGCTAAATATATGCCGGATGTGGATGTAGAGCTTAAAATAAAGAAAGGCAAAAAATGAGCAAAGAATTACTTGATGATTTTAGTGTTACGTTAGAAATGACAGTCCGAGATATTAATATATTATTAAACGCGCTTAATTTACCGGCGCAAACCCCGGCCACTACCGCAATTTATTTTATAAACAACATTCAAAGCCAAGCAGGTCCACAGGTTGAGCAGGCAAAAAGAAACCTAGAGGCCGTTGAGAAAGCGCAAAAAGATGAAACTTAAAGATTTGTTAGACCGGGCCGGTATCCGTAACGATATAGACAAGACACTGGCGGACAAAGAGGCGGCCAAGGAGAAGCAGATCCAGGAAATGGCCGGGGCAGTGACCCGCCTAATCATCAATGAGTCAATTAAGGAGGCCAAGGCTCGCGCTGCAGAGCGTGACAGGCTATTAATTAACCCGGATGGGGCGGAAAAGAAGTAGATTTTGCATTAGTAGATATAGGGCTAGTAAGCTGTCGGGAGACACCCGAACGTCCTATTTTACATACACAAACACAGGAGATTTACATGAACCCATTTGAATTACGTTACGACTTACTCAAGACCTCCAAGGAGTTCTTAACCGAGCAGTACAACGCCCAGTTAAAGGCGTGGGAAGTGGCAGACGAGGCAGGTAAAAAACTGCTTGAAAACGCGCCCAAGTTCCCCACGATGCACGAGATCATTGACAACGCCGTGGAGATGAACAAGTTCATCAGCACCACGATCGAGTCGCAATTGGTTGACGGCGTCAAGCGCTTTAACCGTATCACTGCAGTATTTTAGTATCGGTTGCGACTTTTTTTAACCAGTTTACAAAAAAGTCGCGACTTTTTTACAATGGGGTAGGTATAGTTTCGACGAGGGGCCAAGGCTAATATGCAACCCAGCGGACCACGGGGCAGTACCGTGCTACTCCACCAAACACATGACAACAAAAGACATTTTCTATTTCACAACCGTGCCAGTGGCAATATTCGTAACCTATAGGTTATGTTTAGAGCTGTGGTGCCTCACCTATGGACTTTTATATGGACGGATTTAAAAAAATACCAAAAATGAACACTGGTGGCAAAGTTAAAAAATATGACACCGGAGGCGCTGTGTTGGAGTCATACAAAAAACTGGCAAAGTCAAAAGAAGATATAGATCCCGGAATGAGTCCGTATAAGCCAACAAAACGCCCCGGCGTTGAAATGCCAACAGATTCAGGATCAAAAAAATTGGCACCAAGTGTGGCAAATGCTCTTGGAGTATCGAAAGAAACCCTGCGCCCAGAAGGTTTAAAACGTGGTGGTAAGGCTAAAAAATAATGAAGGGTTTTAAAACTCTCCCCAAAATGAAAGCCGGCGGTTCTGTAAAAAGAATGAATGGCGGTGGTATCGCATCTGATTATCACCCGTTAGTTCAAAAAGGTATAGCAGAGGGGAGAATTGACAAAGCCGATGCTCGTCGGTTAAGTGATTACGCCAACACACCTGGCTCATCTAAAGTTGGCACTGGTAGTTCTGCTATGCCCGACCAATCACAAAGAATGGAAAACTATCTTAATCGAGTTAAAGCGGGTGAAGTGCAAAATCCATATCCTGCGGAACAAAGACAACCAATTAGCAAAGATTTAACAGGTAAATCAGATTTTACTCGTGAGCAACTACGTGAACAAGCACTTCGAGATCAACAACGTAGCGGTAGATCAACAGGTAGTGGGAGTGCCGCCGGAGAAATTCCAAAAACCGGACTGTTGAAAAAACCACTTTTTAAACGCGGCGGAAAAATCACAAAAAGGAAAAAATAATGGCAGCTAAACCTGGCCTCTATGCCAACATCCAAAAAAAGCGTGAACGTATCAAGCAAGGATCCGGTGAGAAGATGCGCAAGCCTGGTGACCCCGGCGCGCCCACATCCAAGGCATTTAAAGATTCTGCAAAGACAGCTAAAAAATAATGGCAACTAAAAAAGCAAACCCGTCTAAATACGATCCGGCTATGTGCGATCGCATGATCGAGCTGGGTAAGCTGGGCGCGTCCCAAAAGATGATCTGGTCCGACCTGAGCATTTCAAAGGGCACCGCGGAGACCTGGAAGAAGAAGTACCCAGAGTTTGCCGAGGCCCTGGACCTATCCCTGGTCCACGCACAGGCGTACTGGGAGCGCGAGCTACTGGCAAACGTCGACAACAAGGCATACAACAGCCGGCTGGCCGAGATTGCCTTACGTGGCCAGTTCCAGCAGGACTACCGAGAGACGCGGGACACTAAAATAGAGGCAAAGATCGAGGCAAAGATCGACTTTAATAAAGAGATAGCAGATTTGATTTCCGCCCTAAAGTCCTAAGAAAAATAAAGTTCCAGTTTTGACCAAAAAAGGCCCTACGGGGCCTTTATTTTTGCATTAGTATATGTACGACTAAACTGAATTGAAAGAATAAGATGACCGCACACGCTCTTTTATCTGCCTCCGGGTCTAAACGATGGCTAACATGTACGCCAAGCGCCAGACTAGAGGCAACACTCCCCGAACCAAAGAAAAATTCAGATGCGTTTGATTTTAGCCAGGAGGGCACCACTGCCCACACACTAGCTGAGATAAAGCTCCGCCAACATTTTCAACAAATTGGAACCGAGGAATATGAAACAGAATACAACGCAGTTAAAAGCACACCCTACTACAACGACGATTTCGAGGCTAACGTCGATAATTACGTTCTATATGTGCGTAGCCAGATCGGTGAGGGTGATACCCCGCTCTTTGAGCAACGTGTGGACTTCTCTGACTGGGTGCCTGATGGATTTGGCACGGCCGATGTGGTTATACTTTCTAAGCACACCATTCGCGTCATCGACCTTAAGTTTGGAAAAGGCGTGCCTGTCTCCGCGATCGATAACACCCAGCTACGACTATATGCGCTGGGTGCTTATTCCAAGTTTAAAGAAGAGTATCCGGACATCAAAGAGGTATCCTACACGATCCACCAGCCTCGCCTGGACAGTATCAGTACTGACGGCACCACCGTTAATAAACTCATAGACTGGGCCAATTATTTTGTCAAACCTAAAGCAAAAAAAGCATGGAGCGGATCCGGCGAATTTATTCCCGGCGATCATTGTCAGTTCTGTCGCGCAAAAGCGCAATGCAGAGCGCGTTCTGATTTCAATACAGAGCTCGCTAAACAGGAGTTTAGAGCGCCGCCCCTTTTAGACGAGGAAGAACTAGCCAACGTGCTGGCCAAGGCACAGGATCTACGGACCTGGGTGGCGGACGTTGAAGAGTACGCACTCGAGAAGGCAGTCAACGAAAACAAACTGCCCACTGGTTTTAAGTTATCGACCACGGTAACGCATCGTAAGATCACCGATCAAATGCTAGCGGTTGAGGTACTAAAAGAAAAGGGCGTGCCAGAGGAACAGCTCTGGGAGTCACCAAAGCTCAAGTCAATTGCGACACTAGAAAAGCTAAGACCAAAGGGCCAAGTTGTGGCGTGGTTAGGTGAGTTAGTCCAGCGACCAGAGGGTTCACCCAAACTGGTCCGCGTCCAAGAGACTGCAACGGAGGACTTTAAATGAGTACCTGGCTAATAGCGGCGATGGGCTGCGTGTATTTTATCGTGGCGATTGATCAATTTATGAAGGGCGGCGTAGGTACTGGCATCATGTTTGTTGGTTACGCAATTGGCAACGTGGGGCTCGTACTGGTCGCAAAATAATATGAAGGAAAAATTTTACGGTGCGGAGTTTGATATACCGGACCTAATGATTGATAAATACATTAAAGATTTTGATGGATTATCTGGGCGTGGTCTTCGGCATGAGGTCAATATGCTCCGCGACTCAATCGGCAACATATTTGATGTGGTGGCAGAAGATCCCGAGATGCTACACGAACCAGAGTACTTAATTGATTTTATTCAAGCAATGGCAATGAAGAAAGCGATGGAGAAACATGGAATATTCTACGACGCATGAAGAGAAGTTATCACAAGAAGAGCTGTCAAAAATACAAATGTCTCAAGAACAAACACTTGCGGATTATTACAGAAGACGCTTGGAATATTGGGATTATCGTATTGTGAAAAATATAAGTGAATAAGTTTGCATTAGTATATTTAGCAGAGGGTAGACGAACTGGCCCCTATTGAAGTCCAGTTCTACAGTTATAAAGGAATCAAAATGGCTCAAGCCACTACTAAAGTAAAAGTTGTAACCGGTAAAGTTCGTTTCTCGTATGCGAACGTATTCCAACCCGCCTCCTCAATCGAGGGTGGCACACCGAAGTACTCCGTATCAATCATCATCCCCAAGTCTGACAAGGACACCATCGCACGTCTCCAGAAAGCATTTGAAGAGACCAAGGCCGCGGCGTCTGCATACTTCGGTGGCGCGGTACCCAAGAACTTAAAGGGGGGCCTGCGTGATGGTGACGCAGAGAAGGACGACCCAGCGTACGCTAACAGCTACTTTATCAATGCAAACTCGGCACAAAAGCCTGGCGTTGTTGACGCCGACTTGAACCCGATCATTGACAGCAGCGAGTTTTATAGCGGGTGCTATGGTCGCGCATCAATCACGTTCTACCCATACAATGCTCAGGGTTCTAAAGGCATCGCATGTGGCTTGAACAACGTCCAGAAGTTAGAGGACGGCGAGAAGTTAGGTGGCAGCACAACAGCAGCAGCCGACTTCGCAGTTTAAGTAGTATAGTAGTGCAAGGGAGTGTCCGTAGAAACTGCGGCCTCCCTTTTTCATCAACCCATATAACATAGAGAACAATAAATGGATCAGTACCAAGAATACATTGCCGCCAGTAGATACGCCCGCTTTCAAGATGACAAGCAACGCCGAGAGACCTGGGCCGAGACAGTAGATCGCTACGTAGATTATATTTTTACTAGAACACCGGCGATAAAAGATAAGACAGAATTACGAAATGAAATTTTTGATGCTATCCATAACCTAGATTTGATGCCGTCCATGCGCGCCATGATGACGGCAGGAAAGAGTGCCGATCGTGATAACACCTGTGTCTATAATTGCTCGTATCTCCCAGTGGATGACCCCAAATCGTTTGATGAGGCAATGTTCATATTGCTCTGCGGTACAGGAGTCGGGTTTTCGGTGGAGGCTAAATACATATCCAATCTGCCAGAAGTGCCTGAAAAACTATTTGAC